TGTTTATGCAAGAACTATAGCTATTAATATAATGCTTGAGAGAGCTAGCATGAACTATACAATCGTTGGCAATGTTCTTGGTAAAAGAAATCATACAACTATTATGTATCACCATAACCAAAAAAATTTAAAGATCGGTTATTGGAAACCGCAGAATGAGATTTGGAATATTTATGAAGAACTAAATAAAGAATTATAAAATAGTTTTTTTCTTTTTAGGAAAACCAGCTTGCATATTTTTATATGCTTCAGGAGATATCGTTGAATCTTTTTTAGATCTAGAAGTTCCTGCTTTCTTACGTTTATTTATATTGTAATATAAACCTTTGTTTTCCATTAAAGAATAGTTTTCTTTTTCTTCTTAACACCCATGATAGTTCCTTTATTTTCTGATGCGTAGAATATTTTTTCTCCACGTTCAGCTCCATATTCTTTTTTCATGGCAGCCATAATTTTTTTACCTTTTTCATTTAGTGGCATAATATCTTTCTTCTTTTCTTTGTTCAGCAGCTCTACGTCTCAGGTTATCCTGGTGGTATCTATCAAAGCAATCACCAGCTCCTGCATGACAAAATCGCAGCTTCTCAGCATTAATAACCCAACCACCCATGTTTGACAACAATTCTTTATTACAAATAAAGCAGAATCCACAACGAAATATAGATAACTTCTTTTTTCTTTTCACGATTTCTTATGTCTAGCAGCGAAAGCTCTAGCAGATTCCTTATTTCTAAACCCCCATGCTTTTAGCGCTAAAGCTAATCTAGTGGGTCTATTCTTACTATCCTTCATGGAACCTGCCATACCACCAAATCGTGCGGCAAAAGAGATCCTACGTGGGTTTAAACCACCTTTAACTGGAGCTTTAAGGTTAGATCCTTCAGTTCTTTTAAAGAAAGCTCTACCTGCAGCTGTTAATCCACCCTTTGGGTTCTTATGTTCTTTTCTCATAACACTTACATTTATCTAGTAATAAGCAACCATGCATAGTTTTAAATATACATTCAATCATCTTGAAAACTTGCTTGATTTTTTAATAACCTTTTTAAATTTAACTATTCTTACTTTACGTTTATTTGATTCAACATTCCATAAGAAATTACCTAGCCAGGTATTAAATTTATTTAATAACTTAATCATGCTCTACCTTGTCCCACGTAAGGTTTATAAGTTTTATTCTTATTAACTCTTTTGGTATGCCTACCTTTTCTTTTCTTAGGCGGTTTTCTTATATGTTTGTCTTCTAGATTTTTTTTTGCCATTATAGTCTTTGTTAATTGCTTTCTTCTTATACTTCATTGCGAATGCTGTTTGTATTTGATTACTCATTTTTATTAATCACAGTTTTATTAACTAATGTTCTTGCTATGCTTTCTCCTGATCTACCAACAACATATCCACCCAAACCTATTTGCAACAATGTCCAGACATCTCCTGGAAGTTCAAATGTTATTACAGATCCAAATATTATTTTTATAACTGGTCCCAATATATAGTTCCATACAAGAATAAATATTAATACATACATTAAAAGGGGTCTCCAACTTGCAGTGAACCATCCTGCTTTTGCTTCAGCTTCAACGATAGATGCAGCTGCTTTTAATTCTTCAGTAGAAGATTTAAGTAATTGTTCATTTAATTGTGCTTTTAATTTATCTTGTAAATCTCTATCTGGAACTGCTTTTTCTATAGTAGAGAATAGTATTTTAGCAAGTGGAGCTATTGCTCCTAACATAGGTAACATTATGCAATCTCCATTGTTGAATAAACAGTCTTACCATCTATTCGCATTGCTTTCAAATATTGTTTTCTGTTTTGACTACCATTGTAAGAACAATGAACCCATCCAGAATTATCTTCAGTAGGGTTCCAGAACTCAAGTATTAATTGATCAAAGTCTATGTTCTTATAAATCCAGTTAGCTAATTGAAGATTTGGAATACCATCTATTTCAAAGTCTGCTGCTTTACCTTCGGTATGTTGAGACTTAATAGTTGAACCAACAGCCAGGCACAGCTCCGGTGATCTATAACCAGAAGAAATTTTAACAGACATATTAAATGAATCTCTAATTGGCTGCAATACATTATCGCATAATGATTGTAGATTTTTAATATGCTCAACTTTAGGAATGTTAGTTATCTTTTTATCTTCCGCAGTTTTAGAATAAGTTAATTCTTCTAATGTAAAATTTTCCGATAGTTTCATTTGATTGTTATTTTACCATCTGCGCCAACATAAACAATCTTTACGTTTAAAGTTTTTTGTATTTCAGATGGAGATCTATTTATACGATCGTTTTTTTTATTTGAATATTTAGTATCTGATTTTCTATATGATACAGTCTTAACATCATAGTTAGTATATTCTTTTGTTTTGGTGTGATAAGTTACGATATCTATTGGACCCACACCTCCTAATGCAGTGAATACAATTAAGTTAGGATCTTTAGCAAAGTATGCTTGAGCTAATGCTTCTGACACTAAACCCTTGTCTGACTTTTTAATCAGAAATTATCCTATTGTTTATTTAACGAACTTAAGAATAGCAAGAACAGAACCTATCAATGCACCTATGATTACAAGAAAAGCTATAACCCCTTTTCCTTTATTCATGTCTGAGTGTAATTGTTTAACATCACTACGTAGCTCATCTATTGTTTTAATGAGTGTACTCATTCGTTCAGCACACAGCTTCTCATGCGCAGACAAACGAACTGATGTAGTAGATACTATCTTGTGTTTCCTTTTCATTAAGCCACAATATATAGTGGTATGAAAAAGTCAATCTATAGGTGTATATGGGATGCTATATCACCCCATATAGTATTTATTTAGTCTTCGTCTTCTTCGTCTATATCTAGATCATCCTCATCTTCATAACTGTCTTCAGGATTAATCTTTAGCTCTAGATCATCCAGGAGATCTTTAATCTGATAGATGATATCTTCAGCTGATTTGTGTTTTTTTGCCATGCAAACTCCTATAGTTGGTTTGGCAAAAGCCAACTAGTGTTAATTGAATAATAAGTAAATAAAATTATTTTTTATAACTTATTGAATTATAAATATAATTTATTTTTTATTGTATAACTGTTCTACACTTTTAGCATAATCTTTCCAAAATGTTTTAACATCTTCAAAAGCATCTGCATAAAACTTAGTCCAGTATTCTCTGAAAGATTTATAATCTAACATAGTATTCTCCATTGGTTAATGGAAACTATATATGTTGCAGTGCAACAAATTTCAAGTCTATTTTAAATGAGATCTGATAGATTCAATAGCTTTACTGATTTCATCTTTATAAGCGTAACCAATGAAACCTCCAGCTAGTAAACCAATAATAAGTGTTATCATATTATTTCTTATTTAGTTGAGTAATAAAACTACCATAATATTCTGTACTTCCCAAATGATTAATAGGTGTACTTAGATCTGTCCAGATTTCGCCACCGCATTCTTCCCATAATCTACAGAAGTAATAGTCTTCAGATAAGAACCTGGTTACTCCATCCTTTTCTTTATAGCAGCCAACTGGAAAGAAATCATAGGCATTATCTGATCCTTCTATTCCTGTTCTTAGATCTGGTTTGTATTTTAAGTTAGGAAACTTATCCATGATAGTAGTAAACACTTCACGTCTTATCAGCATAAAACCAGTAGCTGATTCTTTTACTCTTGCAAAGCCATCTTTAAATTCTGTGTTAGGATATAGATTAACATTGAACTGCAATAGATAATCACGCATTGTTTTTTCATCTATATTATTATTTTCTTTAATACGTTTATGTAATTGCTCCCAGTAGAATCCTTTTACAGGATAGGTGCATGTAACAACTTCTCTATCAAACTCTATAACTCTTAGTAAGTTCTGTAATGTGAAACAAATGTCAGCATCAATGAATAATAAATGTGTACCATTAAATTCTTTATTATCTAAGAACTTAGTTACAAACTTATTTCTAGCACGATTGATTAAAGATTCAGTGGGTAATGTTTCTATTCTAAGATTGTGTCCCATATCATTTAAAGGTTTGATGCAATTAAATAATGAATGGAATGTTAGATTGGAAATGTTTCCACCATAGCAAGGTATAGCTATTAGGATATTCATTTGTTATTTAAATTGCTTACCTGTAACCCAAGTTACTAATGAATTTCTTTCACCTTTAGTTACTGGCATAACTTCATGTAATACATAAGATGGAAATATAATTAATGTTCCTTGTGCTTTATCCATAATAGTTCCTTCTTCTTCACCATCATATAATTTAAGTTCTCCACCTTCATATTCTTCAGGATTTGTAAGTTGAATAGATATAGATAATTTTCTAATTGGCATATTTACTGATCTATCAATGTGCTTACCATATTTACCAGATGGTGCTTCATAATTAGTAAATTGAAATCCTTCGTTTAATCCAAATAAATCAAACTTAAAAAATCTTTCATTAAGATTTAATGTAATATCTGTAACTCTACGAAATACCCAATCCATACCATCAACAGGATATAACCAAGATATTTTAGAATCTCTTACATCAGATTCACCTTTAGTAGTTCCTTTAATTAAACCCTTGTCTTTTGCTATATTAATAATTGTTTGACATTCTTCTTTTGAAAATGCGTTATTCCAAAATGCGTAAAGATTAATTTGATCTACTTCAAAACTCCAAGATGAATTTTCAAATTTAGGTTTATGAAGTTTTATTACTTCTGACATATATTTCCCTTTAATTTTTTAAAAGACTATACTTCTACTATATCCCAAGATAAAGTTTGTTCGTTCCAAGAATACTTATTGTCATCTATCGGATAAGCAACTGGTGCATTCCAAAGACAAGTGTCTTCATTTAATATCCAAGAGTTAAAAGGTTTAGGTGCTATAAAAGCATCTTTACTTTGATCGTAAGAGTAACCTATTCCAGCAAAGTTTTTTCTAAAATTATTATTGTATGAAGTTTGTTTCCAAACATCTCTTGTATTATAAAGTTTATTAATAAAATCTGAACCAGCTTGTTCTGTTATTGCAATATCATTAGATACTACAATTACTTGTTGAACTATATTTCCTGTTCCTAATTTTGCAAAGTGTGCCATAAATTATCCTGTGTAAGTTCCTGATGCGTTATAAACTAATATTGTATCTGCACCAGATGTGCTAACTGTTGGAGAACCTGTTGTAGTTGATGAATAATTAGCAGTTGGCATACGAAGTATTACAACTCCTGAACCACCATTTCCATTTCCAGTAGAACCACCACCACCACCACTTCCAGTATTTGCTGAACCTGCTGTTTTTAGAGTTGAGTTATCATGTTCTCCTCCATTACCACCACCACCAGTTCCTCCTACTCCTTCAGCACCAGTATAAGCTCCTCCTCCACCACCACCTGCTCTTGTTACAGAAGAACCAGTTATTGAAGAAGCTAAACCAGCACCACCATTTCCGCCTGTTGTTGCACCACTACCAAGATCTCCACCAATAGCACCTGCTCCTCCTCCTCCTGATGCTGCATAACCTGAACCTCCTGTTGATGCGTTCCCACCTCTATAACCTTGATTTGCTGTCCCAGCACCACCTCCTCCATTAGAACCGCCACCTCCACCTGAACCACCATTATTGGCACCAGTTAAATTTTTTCCTCCACCTCCTCCTCCTGATGAAGTTACTGTTGTTATATCAGTTCCTGAAATTGAAGAACTTGAACCATCAGAACTATTAAAACTAATAGTATCTTCATCTGCACCACCAGCACCAACTGTAATTGTATAAACTGTTCCTCCAGAAAATGTTAAACTTGCTTCTGAACTTCCTCCACCACCTGAAGTTTCTGTTGAATATGAATTTCTGTAACCTCCAGCACCACCACCACCTCCATATGGACCAGCACCACCTGCACCACCAGCTATTACTAAAAAATCTACTGAATATGTTTGTGGTGTTTCATTAGTTACATCATCATCAACAGTTGGAATCCAACCTTTTGTTGCACCAGAATAAACCAATGTAACTGATTGACCATCTGTATTATAAATTGGATTTGGAGTTGTATTTCCTTGAAAATTTAAAGAGTTTTGATTTATTGTAACTGCATTTGTTCCCCATTTTCTAGCATAATCAACTAAGATAATTGTATCTCCAGCAGTAGCAGAAGCAGGTAATGTTACAGTACAAGCATTTGAAGTTGTATTAATCCAATATCCATTACCAGCAACAGCAGATAAAGTTGCAGCAGTAACAATAGATTGCCAAGATGTTCCAGTAGATAGTGTTGCAAACTCTAATGCAGTAGCACCACTATTTGTTCTTAATACTTGTAATGAACTTCCAATAGTTGTTAATCCAGTTCCACCTCTTGTAGTAGGTAAAGCAGAAGTAAATCCTGTTATATCAAAATCCCAAGAAGCAGCAGTTGTTCCAGTAACTAAAATACAAGTGCATACTGCAGTTGTGTTTGCTTGAATTGTTCCTACTAAATTAGAACCAGATGAATTTACTGTAAGCGAACCAGTTGAGTTGTTATGAATTTCAAAAGTATGTCCAAGTGTTAATGTGGTTACAACTGGTAATACAATAGTTTGTGTAGTTGATCCTGTAAAATATTGTTTATAGTTACTTGATACTGTTAATGTAGTTGTACCAGCTGCTGTAGCAGTTGTTGAATATCCAATTTTAATATTATCAATAGTAGGTAATGTTAATGTTTTATTAGTTAATGTATCTGTAGTTGCTCTACCAACTAAAGTATCAGTTGATGTTGGTAATGTTAATGTTCCAGTATTACTTATTGAAGATATTACAGGAGTTGTTAAAGTTTTATTTGTTAATGTTTGAGAATCAGAAGTTCCAACAACTGTTCCAGATGGAGCAGATAATGTAGAAATAGTTCCTAAACCTAAATTAGTTCTTGCAGAAGAATTAGATGCTAAATCAGATAAATTATTAGCAACTAATAAAGCACCAGATAATGAAGCATAAGCAGCAACCCAAGCTGATCCTGTATAAACTTTCATTACATTATCAACTGAATTAAAATATAAAGCACCACCAGCTAAAGCATTTCCATCATTGTCTAAAGTTGGATCAGATGTTTTAGATCCTAAATATCTGTCATCAAAATTATCATAAGCAGCTAAAGCAGAATCTCTTGCACTGTTTGC